ATAGTAGCGAAGAAGATAAATACGGCTACGAAGATAGTGCTAGGTGGGAGATACATAACTACATGGTTGAAAATGAAAAGCTGAAAGAAACTATCCAAGACCTAAATCATAAGATAGATTACCTGTCTAAAAGAAACTTAGACATTCATGCTTTCTTTGATACGCTACAAGAAATGCTTTATGAAGCTGACGAACATTATCATTATGTTCAGGGTAGCAAAGAGGAAGAAGAAGAACTTGGCAAAGATTACGATAAGGTTCTAACTAACTTAGAGGGTAAGTGGGAGTTGGCTTCCGACATTGAAACTGCATATAAAGAATTACAAAACAAGGGTTACATAGATGATATGTTAGAAAGCCATAAGTACATAGATGATGGTGGAGTATTACTTAATAGTAATTACCACGAGGTTAGAGATTTACACCATGAGATAATTATAGTACCTGACAATATTAGAGAAGATTACGAGGTGGTTACAAATGAAAACTAAACAATTAACATTAGTCTGTGCAAAGTGTGGTAGTGAAGAACTATCATTCAAAGTATGGATAGACAAAAACTTTCAAATCAATAGTATGGATTTTATTACATCTGACACAGATACATGGTGTGAAGATTGTGGAGAGTTAGTGAGGTATGTAGCAAATGAAATGTAATGTATGTGATTTAGCTGACAAACTCATTTACGCATTTGACACAGCGTGGTGTGTGTGGCATTATGAAGATATGAAAGAAAGATTATGATTTGGGAGATTGGCGATAAAGTGAAAGTAAAAGAACAAGATATAATCGGAGAGGTTGTAGCAGTACATGATGACACAGAGGTTATAATCTGTGAGATTGATGGAGAGTTTGAATGTCCTGATGGTCATCTTAGTTACCGACCTTACGAGTTGGAGATTGCATAATGGACTTTAGCGAATACAAGCCGAAGAAAGAACTTGCAGATAAATACGAAAAGATTGGGGAATGGTTCTGCGACTATTGTAATGCTGACCAAGTATACGTTGGAGATGGTAGAATGATGTGTGCAGAATTAGATTGCGATAACTTTTTTGGTAAAGATGATATTGTTGAACATATGACAGGTAGTTATGCAGACATGAATGATTTAGATGGTCATCAGGTTGAAGAACGAATAAACGAGTTTGACCAAAGGCTATTTAATATCATCATGCGTGAGGACAGCGAAAAGAAGATAGAAGAAATACTAGATAATTATTTAGGCTCATGGGCATATGCAACTAACGACCAACTTATAGAAGAATTATCTATGGTTTATTTAGAGGGGTTGACAGGACTTAGACATATGGATTATCATGAAATAGTTAAAGAGTGGAATGAATATCAGGTGGAAGATGAAAAAGATTATGGAGATAGAATATGAAAGTAATTACAATAAACATTGACAAAGAAAGTGTACTACAAGAAATACAAATGCTAGACGGAATACAAGTTAAAGTTCCTGACACTATGTCTAACGAAGATGTAGAGAAGATGTTAATTAACAATGTACCTGAATTGCATAAGTATTACTACAATATACATGAGGGCGAAGATTTTGTGGAAACAGAACCTGTAGATTATTTGGAAACAGAAACAGATGTCTACGAGTTCGGACAACATATATCTAATGAAGATTGGGGTAGAAGCAAAGATGAATAGAGAAGAAGCAGAAAGATTGTTGGCTTGTCTGAAAGACTTGGGGTGGGAGTATCAAAGAATGAGTACAGATGGTCAAGCAACACTTAAC